TGGGGTTATGATGTTTTTGTAGACGGAGAAAAGATTGGACAGATTAACGACACCCCTGAAGAGTTAGCAGATTTATTAAATGAATACTTTAACAGCAAAGAGAAATGGGATATGTAGTAGTTTATGATAAGTTCCTTGAGGATAGCACTTGGCTACTCAATGCCCGAAAGACATTCAAGGAAAAGAAGGAAGCGATCACCTTCGCACGGGATTGTGAGCATAGTGCTTACACCGCCAATGTCAAAGTATTTCAATTATAATGGGAAGAGCAACCGAAGCAATAGCCTTGTCCAATATGACGAGTGAAGATAGAAAGCGATATGCCTACGGAAAAAACGCGGAGGTATACTTTACGCACATAACCATTGACACCGAGATTCTAAAACAAATAAGACCCCCAAAGAAATGAGTATAGAAACATTCAAGTTCGTAGGAAGCGTACATTTGCTCCCACACATCTCCATCTCCTACGATTCAGCAATCTGCAACGGTTGTGTATCTATTGGGTGGCTATGGTGGGGAATTAGCTTTGTAAGCAAGAACGGAATGCACCTGTGACAACTGTAAACTCGTTATCTGGAGGCAAGACATCCTCATACATCGCTGCGAATTATCCCGCAGACTATGAGTTGTTCTCTTTGGTTAGGACAACGGATAAGGAATGCTTGTTTCCCGATGCGAAGATTCGTCAAGAGGTATCAGATAGAATCGGACAAGAGTTCATTGGGACACTTGAGCAAGACACAATCATCTATACGATGCTTGACCTTGAACAATACATAGGAAGACCCATCACTTGGATTACTGGCAAACCCTTTGACGAGGTAATCATACGAGGCAAAAAAGCAAACGGAGAAGGATATACCTACCTTCCTAATGTCACCCAACGCTTTTGTACAACTGAACTAAAAATCAATCCCATCAAACAATGGTGCTACGAGAACACCGAGCTACCCATTGAGATGAGAATAGGGTTTAGAGCAAACGAAGTAAAGAGAGCCAACTCAATGCTTGACCGCCACCGAGAGGATGGATTCCAATATGACAAGTTTATAGTAGGTCAAAGCGAAGGAGGAAGGAACAAATGGAAAGAACTCAAATACCGAAAGACAACCTTTCCTTTGATCAATGACAATATCTATAAAGACAAGATAGAGTCCTTCTGGCAAGACAAGCCCGTGCGCTTTGCGTATATGAATAATTGTGTGGGATGCTTTCACCGCAATGAGATACTACTCAAGCATATGTCAGAGAAAGAACCCAACAAGTTTAATTGGTTTGCAAAGCAAGAAACGGCAAAAGCAAGATTCAAAAAAGAAATGTCCTACGAGGCTATTAAGAGACACCGACTACAATTTGACCTCTTTGATGATGACTTCAATGAATGCGATAGCGGATACTGCGGACTATGAAAAAACACACTAAAGTATATTTACAAGGAATGGGATACGATGTGACCGACTGGATTCCTTGCGAGGTATGCGGTGCTAAAGCAGTAGACATCCACCATATAGAGCCAAGAGGAATGGGAGGCAGTAAGACAAAGGATGTAATAGAAAACCTAATGGCTCTTTGTAGGAATTGCCATATAACCTACGGAGATGTGAAACACCATAAGGAGTGGTTACAAGAAATCCACAATAAGAAGTTATTTAGAAGAGATAACTGATAAATACGGAGCATTACGGATGGAAAAGGATACAAAGGGACGTTTCACCGAAGGCAATAGCGGGAAGCCCAAAGGAGCAGTAAACAAAACCTCTAATAAAATCCGAGAGGCATTCCAAAAACTCATTGAGGACAACTTGGAGAATATGACTATATGGCTTATGCAAGTGGCAGCGGATGACCCAAAGGCAGCCCTTGACATAATGTCCAAGTTAGGAGAGTATACTACCCCAAAACTTGCAAGAGTAGAAACAAAGCACGAAATTGACGAGGGTATTACCAAAATAGAATTAGAGTTTGTCAAGCCTAAAGATTAAGTACGGCCCCGTCTTTCAAAAGAATTGGGAAGCGGACACAAAAATTGTAGTCAATCAAGGGGGTACTCGTAGCGGTAAGACCTATTCCTTATTGCAACTCCTTATCGTGCAATCTTATCAAACCAATGGTAAGATATACTCCATAGTGAGAAAGTCTCTCCCATCGCTTAAAATGACCGCCTATCGGGACTTCTTTGAGATTCTAAACAACTTGGGGGTCTATGACGAGAAGAATCACAATAAATCCGACTACACCTACAACCTCAACGGAAACCTCTTTGAGTTCATCTCATTAGACCAACCCCAAAAGAAAAGGGGAGCAAGGCGAGATGTGCTTTTCTGCAATGAGGCGAATGAACTCACTTGGGAGGACTTCTTTCAGCTACTCGTAAGAACAACCGATAGAATTTATATTGACTACAACCCCTCCGATTCATTCCATTGGATTTATGACCGTCTACTAACGAGGGACGATGTAACATATATCCAAACAACCTACAAGGACAACCCATTCCTTGACCAAACAATCGTAGATGAGATTGAGAGGCTCAAATACACCGATGAGGACTACTGGAGAATCTACGGCTTGGGTGAGCGTGGTATGTCAAGAGCCACAATCTTCCAATTCCAAGTAGCCGAAGAACCGAAAGGCCAACTCATCTCATTAGGGCTTGACTTCGGATTCACCAATGACCCAACCTCCCTTGTTAAGGTGTTTAAAGATGGTGACAACCTATACATCCAAGAGTTGCTCTATCACACCAACCTCACCAACCAAGATATTAGCCAAAAACTATCCGAACTTGGACTGACGAGGTTTGACGAGATATGGGCAGATAGTGCCGAACCCAAGAGCATTGAAGAACTGCATCGTATGGGATGGAACATCAAGCCAACGGCAAAGGGAGCGGATAGCGTAATGGCGGGAATAGACATCCTCAAACGCCATAAGATATTTGTCACGAAGGAAAGCAAGAATGCAATCCGAGAGTTTCAGAATTACAAATGGCAAGAGGACAAGAACGGGAATCTACTGAATAGACCTATTGATGCCTTCAATCACGCCATTGATGCAACACGCTATGCGACCTTCAATAGATTAAGCCGTCCGAACTACGGGCGTTATGCCATAAGATAAATTTAAAAGGTTATTTAAGCGATGGAACTAAAAGTCATTGTACCCACCTCGCTATCGGAAATCACCCTTGAGCAATACCAACGCTTTGCTCGTTTGGAGGGTGACAACGAGTTCTTGACTAAAAAGTCATTGGAGATATTTTGCAATGTTCCGTTAGAGCAGTTGCCCAATGTCCGTTTTAAGGATGTTTCTAATGTGTTTAGCCACATCAATGCGATGATGCAAGAGAAACCCTCCTTGACACCGAGATTCACTCTTAAAGGGAAAGAATTTGGGTTCATCACTTCATTGGAAGATATCACCTACGGAGAGTTTGTAGACCTTGACTCCTATATGAGCGACACACAAAACCTCCACAAGACAATGGCGGTACTCTATCGCCCGATTATTCAAAAGGCTGGTAAGCGATATGACATTGAACCCTACGAATCAGCCACAAAATACTGCGACCTAATGAAGGAAGCTCCGATGAATGTGGTAATGGGTGCGATTGTTTTTTTTTGGACTTTAGGAAAAGAACTCTTAATGGCTACTCTGACCTCTTTGGAGAATCACAAGGCGTTGAAGAGTTCACCCCCCAAAGCCAATTCTCAAAACGATGGGGTTGGTATACAACATTCCATACCCTTGCTCAAGGTGATGTTAGAAGATTTGACGAGATTGGAAGACTACCCCTTCATCAATGTCTTACCTTCCTCTCCTTTGAAAAACACCGAGCAGACACCGAAAACCGAATACTCAAAAGCAAGTTAAAATGAGGCAGTTCTACAATCTGACCAAGACCATCAAGGACACCCTTGAAGCACATAGCCAAGTGAATGTGGTAACCTTTGGGGATATCTACGATGTAGACCTCAACAAGCAGACCATATTCCCCTTGTCTCACATCACAGTCAACCAAGCAACCTTTGAGGGGCAAATTGTCCGTATGAATGTGACCATCATTGCAATGGATGTTGTTGATGAGACTAAAGAAGACCCACGAAGCCAAAATGAGCCATTCTACGGCACGAACAACGAGCAAGACATACTGAATACCCAACTCGCGGTAATCAACGATGTAGTGGCAAAATTGCGAAAAGGTACTTTGTACACCGATTTGTATCAGTTGGATGGCAACCCCACTTGCGTACCCTTCTCCGAGCGTTTTGAAAACCTCCTCACGGGATGGACGGCAACCTTTGATGTATTGTTGCCCAACACCGAAATCTCTACTTGCTAATGGCACGTCAAGAAAATGTAGAAGCAACCCTTGACAAGTTCGCTCGTTATGTTGTCCAACAAGCGAGAAGCAACCTAACGCGCCAAAAACGCAACACCTCCAAACGCCTATATGAGTCTTTGGGATATGATTTAAGAGTCTCAAGCAACTCATTCTCCCTATCCTTTAAGATGGAAGAGTATGGGGACTACTTGGACAAGGGTGTTAGCGGAACGAAGAAGAAATACAACACCCCATTTAAGTACACCAACAAGATGCCTCCCGCAAAGGCATTCGCTAATTGGGCAGTTAAGAAGGGACTCACGGGAGTGCGTGACGAAAAGACGGGTAGGTTTATCCCTCGCAAAAGTCTCCAGTACGCTTTAGCGAGAAGTGTCTACTATAATGGTATCAAACCCACCAAATTCTTTAGCCGTCCATTTGGATTGGCTTTTGAGAAATTGCCTCCCGAAGTAGTTGAGGCATTCAAACTTACAAATGACGATTTCATAGCATACACAAGAAGAAAATGAGTACACCTATTATCGCTCGTCCCTCATCACTAAAAATGAGCCGTAGCCCAATCTTCTACACGGGAAAGAATAACACCCTTACCAACGATGAGTTGGATGCTATGTCTTTGAATCTAAAGATTTGGAGTGGTACATCTGCCCCAACGGATAACAACTACGAGTTGAGCAAGTCCTATTCTATCGGTGAGGTCATCAACTTTGAAGTGTCTGATTTAATCCGTTCAGAATTCTCTCACGACTTTAGCGTATACGATGCCTCCTTTTATGAGCAAAGCCCCGTCAATGAGGCTCTATGGGTTAATGCTACGGGGGATTGGACTTATTCAGACAATGGTGCTGCCCCAATAGCGGCCCCACACACAACTGGAACGACATTCAAGTTCCTCGCAACGCAAGGATGGGCCGACAAACTAAACCCAACAAACCCTTCGGTCACTCAAGCGATTTTAGCCGTTACTCGCAACCGCCAAGTGCTTACCTCCAACTATGAGAGCCTTGCCATCTACAATAGCGCAGCGAATGACTTGGGATATATTGAGATTTCTTGGAACAACGGAGATACGGATACCTTCTACAACACAGATGGAATCAATTCAACCCCTCCCGACCCCGTGAGCGGAGACACGCAAGACCTTGTAATTTATGCGGGTGTTGGCCCCGCTAACCTTGAGGCAAATGCGGGTCTTGATGCAGTCATTAAACCAAGCTCACATAGCACGGGAGACTACTACGATGTGGTCTTGTACAATACGGGACTTGATGAGATTACTCGTGTACGCTACACCCTTGTATGTGAACCCAAATACACACCCTACCAAGTATCGTTCATTAACCGCTATGGGGTAGCCGACTTCATTACCTTCTTCAAGGTAAGCACCGAGCAAGGCAACTTCACCAACGACCAATACAAGCGCAGCATCTACCAAGATGGATTCACAACGCCATCTCTCCAAGTAGGGCAATACCAAGATTTCAATGTAAACTCTCGCAACACCATCACAATGAATACGGGATGGGTAGACGAGAACTACGCCAATGTGATTGAGGATATCCTTATGAGTGAGAATGTCGCTATTCTATTGAACGGAAGTTGGGTCGCTGCAAGTCCTCAACGAGGAAGCGTAGACTATCAAAAAGAAATCAATAGCAAGAACATCAACTACACAATGTCCTTTGATGTAGCCTTTAACGAGCGTAGCCTTATCCGATGAACCAAGTAGACATCTACATTGGCGATTACCGCCTTGACCTATTCCAAGACGAGGAGATTAGCATCAACCTCAATGTGCAGAACATCCAAGACATCTCAAAGGTGTTTACGGATTTCACGCAGTCGTTTACTATTCCCGCAAGTGGAATAAACAACGAGGTATTGAAGCAATACTACCGCACGGATGTAGATGCCTCAAGAATTACAACAAGCCAAACAATAAATGGAGAGACAATATTCAATACATATAGTGCAAGGGTTATAGTATCTGGAGGCATTATAGAGGGAAGAGAATGTTGTATTAGTGCTTTAGATGCTTTGGGTGGTTCTTATTCAGAGACATCGGTAGCTAACAACTACGATTTCCGTTTCCGCGCTCCCGCAAGGATTGAGATTAACTCTATTCCCTTCCGCACGGGAGTGATTGAGATAGAGAATGTTTTGATGAAAGGGACTGAACCTTATTCATACTCTATTGCCTTCTACGGAGACCTTGTAAGCCTCTCTGACTTGTTTGGCGAGGATTACCTCTATGACCTTGATTTGAGTGCTTACAACCATACCTATGATGGGGCTACTATTCAATCGGGCTTTGACCAAGAATCACTTTTTGGTGGTGAGGTATTCTACCCCTTGATGAGTCCCGTCCGAAATTGGGTGTACAATGTTTCTCCAAGCGACCCGAATCACGACAACGATATTCACTACGATGCAGCAGCGGGCCACGCACACGGAATCCATTACTACGAATTAAAACCCGCCATCAAAGTCGTTAAGATTCTTGAGGCGATAGGTACTAAATACGGCATTACCTTCACGGGCAGTTTCTTGAGCGACAACCAATTCAATAAACTATACTTGTGGGCGCATCGTTTTGAGGGATACTTGTTCTCCAACGCTACGGACATTGATTGGCAGTTAATCAATATGAACCGCATCACGGGAAGCGGAAGCCAATTCAACTTAACCACCGACACTTGGACAGTTGCAACGACAAGTGAATACCAACTGCGGGTACAAGTGCTAAACCCATCCGCCAACTACGAACTTGGATTGTTCCGAAATGGCGTAGAGGTAGGCATTGCTCGTGAGGATGCAATCGTAGGGACAAATACCACTTTCTTTGATGGATACATCTTCCAAGCGGGAGACCAAATCCAATTAAAGATTCGCCCTCAACTACCCGTCAATATGACCTACCAAGTCACCGACTACACGGGATATACGGCAACGGATGGTATTCCATCAACTCAACAATTTGAGGTAGACCAAACTTTATTTGCATCATACGCATTTGAACTTGCGATGAGTCCCTTGATGCCCGAAATCAAAATCAAGGATTTCTTCGGTGGGATTGTCAAGATGCACAACCTTGTCATCATCCCCACCAACTCAACCACCTTTAGCCTTCAATCGCTAAACGCTTGGTACGCTGCGGGAGCTGACCAAGACATCACTCAATATGTAGACATCAACGAAGTGAGCGTAGAACGCCCACAACTCTACCGAGAGATAAGTTTTGACTATCAAGATACCGAACAGATTTTAGGATACGAATATCAACGCTCAAATCAAGTAGGATACGGAGACCTAAACTCATTCTTCTCTTGGGATGGTGAAGACTTCCAAATTGAACTGCCTTTTGAATGCCCCTTGTTTGAGAAACTAACAAACTATCAAGGGCATATGGGTGGGATGACGGCTATACCAAGCAACATTCTTGTGTACAAGTCAATCACCCGTGAGGTAGATGCGGAAGGAGCGTTTAATACCTATGTAGGTGCGCCTATCCTAATCTATGGAGAGTTCTCATTGGACATTAGCACAAACCCTCTTGGATTTATTGATGAAAGCAATACGCTCCAACCCCCGATTGACCAAGTATGGTACGCCAATACCTCAAGCACAAGCACGGGTACTGGCGCAGCCTATGCTCTTACTTGGGGTAGTGACATTGACCCATTCTTCCTTCAACCAATCGGCAAGAGCTTATACCAAACCTATTGGGAGGATTACATCCTTGACTTGTATGATGCCAAGCGTAGGGTCTACAATGTGAGTGCCTTGTTGCCTCTTGGTACAATCATCAACCTACAACTCAATAACAAGTTGATTTGGAACAACCAAAGGTGGATTATCAATAGCGTACAAGTAAATATGACAACGGGGAAGACCAACCTCCAATTACTCAATGATGTATGAAGACGAGTTATTTAAGTTATTTGATAGAACTCTTGCAATCTAACCAATGGAAGGGCGTAAGCCACAACATTGACATAGCAAAAGGCAAATACCGAATACCTAAAACTTGGACAGAGTTCTTAAAGCGTAGATAATGGCAGTTGTTGAAACGATACGGATTGATGGAGACTCGCAACAGTTTGAAGCAGCGGTCAATGAACTCAATAATTCGGTCAAGGATTTAAATAAGCAGATTGGCAAGGTTGGCAATACGGCTGACAAATCTTTTGATAAAGCCGAGAAGGCCGTTGAGGGAGTAAAGCAAGAAGTCAAGGAAACGGGCAAAAGCCTCAAAGACCTTGTTCAGAATCTTGGTGGACTCGCCATCCTTTCAAGCGTAGCAGATAAAGCAAAGGAGACATTCACCGCCAACCAACGGGTTGCCGATGTACTCAACCAAGCAATGTTTGCTTTGCAAATTGGTATTTCTGGAGTCATTGAAGCGGTGGCTACGGGCAATTTGGGAAGCATTCCAAAACTATTGGCTAATGCAAGGCGTGAAGCAGCGGAACTTGTGCAACTCCAAAAAGAGGCTCAAAGAGCAGAGGTTAACAGAGTTGAACTTCAGTTCACTTATCAAAAACTTGCAGAGGAGCAACGCCAAATCCGAGACGAAGAACGCAACTCTTTGGATGAGCGTATTTATGCCAACGAAAATATCAATGCAATCCTCATTGAGCAACTTGGATTAGAAAAACAAGCGGTTGAAACAAAGATTGCCCAAGCCAAAGCAGAGTACCAACGCCTTCCAAACATTGAGAATGAGATTGCTCTTGCTCAAGCACGGGTAGAATTGTTGGATATTGAGGAGCGTATCATCGGTCAGAAATCCGAATACCTATCAAATAACCTCGCTCTTGAGCGTGAGCGTAGAGACTTGCAACAACAAATCTTGGATTTGCAAGCCCAACAAATAGAAGCGGGAAATAGATTCAATGCAGAGGAATTAGGTGCGGTTGTTGATGTCTATGACACGAGGGTAATGAACGAAAAATCATTACTTGACCTTGAGTTCAAACGCTATGATGATGCGCGAATAATTAGAGACAACTTTTTACAAGACCAAATCCGTGCAGCCCAAGAGGCGGGCCAGACCGAAAACGCAATGTATCAAGACCTCCTCACTCAAAGAACGGAACTTGACATTGAATACCAAGAAAGATATAGGGACTACGTTCAGCAACGGCAAGAATTAAATCGCCAATCAGTCACCGATGCGGTCTCTACTTCTATCCAAGCGATTGAGACCATTTCAAGCTTTGTAGCAGCATCTGAAAATGCCGATGAGGCAACTAAAGAAAGAGCGTTCCAACTCCAAAAACAACTGTCTACGGCTCAAGCGGTAGTTCAAGGTATTGAGGCAGTACAAAACGCTTACTCTACGGCTCAAAAATCACCCCTTACTGCCGTTGCCCCCAACTATCCATTTGTTGCTGCGGGTATCGCTGCTGCATTTACGGCTGCACAAGTGGCATCCATCCAACGAAGCACCTTTAATTCGGGTTCTTCAAGCATCACAACCCCAAGAACCTCCGCCCCAAGTCAACCCGCTCAATTCAATATCGTTGGTCAAAGCGGAACGAATCAGTTGGTAGAAGGATTGGCTGGACAATTTGACAAACCCATCCGTGCTTATGTCGTTAGTGGCGAAGTAATTTCGGGTGCTGAACTTGATAGACGAAGATTAAGAACCGCAACATTCCCATAATGAAAATTATTGAACTCATATTAGACGAGATGCAAGATATGATGGGCATCCAAGCCATCAGCATCGTTGAAAGCCCCGCCATTGAGGAGAACTTCGTAGCTCTCAAGGCGCAAGAGGTGCAATTCGCCAAGCAAGACGAAGAGAAGCGTATTCTCTTGGGTGCTGCTCTCATCCCCAATAAGCCTATCTACCGCAACAACGGAGAAGAGGAGTTCTATGTGTACTTCACAAAGGACACCATCCGTAGAGCGAGTGAGATGTTCTTCCAAAACGGAAACCAAAACCAATCCACATTGGAACACCAAGCCGAATTGAAGGGATTGAGCGTAGTGGAGTCTTGGATTGTAGAGGACGAGCAGAAAGACAAATCAAGAATCTACGGATTAGAGATGCCCGTAGGCACTTGGATGGTCTCTATGAAGGTCAACAACGATGACATTTGGACTAACTATGTCAAGACGGGCAAGGTCAAGGGATTCTCTATTGAGGGTTACTTTGTAGACAAGGTAAATTTTGCTTCCCAAGAGATGACGGAAGAGGAAGCAGCAACCGAAGTACTAATGATGATTGCTAAAGAATTATTTCAATGAACGGAGATGTAAAGATTCCCTCTCGCTCTTCTCCCAAAGGCTCTAAACGAGGATGCCTATGTTGGGACAAGAATACCTACTCAAAGAAATGCTGCGATGGTTCACTCCGAGCGCAAGGAGTAGGAAGCATTACACAAACACCCTAAAAATGTAAATTCAAAATCAAAATCAATTATTTAATTAGTTATGAAAGCAACCGAAGTATTGAAGCGCATTATGACCGAATTGTCTTCCGTTAAGGAGACCGTAGAGGTCAAGTTCGCACAAATGTCTCTTGACAACGGAACTGTCCTTGAGGCTGAAGCCTTTGAGGCGGGTAATGAGGTATTCATTGTAAACGAAGAAGAGCGTATTGCACTTCCTATTGGCGAGTACACTCTTGCCGATGGGAATGTCTTGTATGTTGCCGAAGAGGGTATCATTAGTGAAGTTAAGTCTGCTGAATCAGAGGTAGAGGAAGAGGTAGCCGAAGTGGCTGCTGAACCCGTTGCCGAGTTGGAAGCGGATGCTCCATCCAATCCCAAGAAGATTGTTGAGTCACATACGACTGAAACACACTTTGCCGAAGAGCTTCCTATGGAGGAAAAAATCAAGGCAATCGTTATGCCCATCATTGAAGAAGTAAAAGCCGAACTCTCCGCTATCCGTGAAGAGATGGGTTATACTAAAGAGAAGATGAGTGCAGTTGAAGCAGAAAACAACGAACTCAAAACGGAATTGTCTGCCCAATCGGCTGCTAAACCTATTAAGCACAACCCCGAAGTTGCGCCCAAAGCGGAGGTCAAGTTTGCAACACGCAAACCCCAAACCGCTATGAACCGAGTTCTTTCAAAATTGAACAAATAACAAATCAAAATAAAAAATGGCTACGACCACTTCTATCACGACTACTTACGCTGGTGAATTTGCCAGTAAGTACATCGCTGCTGCTCTTTTGAGCGCAGACACTCTTGACAAGGGTCTTGTTGAGATTATGCCCAATGTTCACTACAAGCAAGTGATTCAAAAGGTTGGAACGGACGATATCGTTAAGGATGCTACTTGCGATTTCACTCCTACCTCTACCTTGACTCTCTCCGAGCGTGTATTGACTGTTGAAGAGTTCCAAGTGAACTTGCAACTTTGCCGTAAGGACTTCTTGTCTACTTGGCAAGGTGCGCAGATGGGATACTCTGTCTATGACAACCTTCCCGCTGACTTCTCTGACTTCTTGATTGCACACGTTGCTGGTAAAGTTGCTCAAAAGATTGAAACCAACATTTGGCAAGGCGTTAACGCTACTGCGGGTGAGTTTGATGGCTTCCAAGCTTTGTTGGCTGCCGATGCTTCCGTTGTTGATGTTGTAGGTACTTCAGTTACTGCTGCCAATGTCATCACCGAGCTGGGTAAGGTAGTTGATGCTATCCCTTCTGCTTTGTATGGTAAGGAGGACTTGACCATCTATGTTCCCCAAAATGTTGCAAAGGCTTATGTCCGCGCTTTGGGTGGATTCGGTGCAAGCGGTCTTGGTGCTGCGGGTATTGAGTCTAAAGGAACTATGTGGTATGGTGACCAACCCTTGTACTTTGACGGCATCCGTGTCGCTATGGTAAATGGTTTGGCTTCTAACAAAATGGTTGCTGCTCAATCTTCTAACTTGTTCTTCGGTTCGGGCTTGGCTTCTGACCGCAACGAGGTGAAGGTTCTTGATATGGCTGACTTGGACGGCTCTGACAACATTCGTGTGGTAATGCGCTTTACTGCGGGAGTCCAGCACGGAGTTGGTTCTGACATCGTTTACTACGCCTAATTAACCGAAATTGACTAACCCAAAGGAGGGCTTGGGGAACACCCTCGCTCTCCTTTTTTTA